CACCCGTTCTAGCCATTACTTCTTCTTTAGAATTTGCATAAGCTATTACATCATCACAAAATTTTGGTGTAAGCGCTGCATTAAAATACCAAAAATAATTAGATAAATTCATAAGTGATAGTTTGTATAAAGTTTAAAGAATCTTTTTGATTATTGGTTAAGTAATACATATTAGTTGATGGAAACATAATGAATTGATTATTTTTTAATGGTATATCCCAACTTCTTCCTTTACGTCTGTTGTCTTCATAATGTATTCTAACATTACAATCTTTAACTTTAACACCATATAATAATGTAAAGTCCGGAGAGTTACGTAGATCCACTGGATCAATATTTAATAAAGGAATAGTTGTTTCCGCAGGTTTATAGATATTTCCCCACGTTTCTTTGTTAATTAGATTAATACCATATTCAAGACCAACGTGATCTCGCATATATGTATTTAAAATATCCCAAGTTTTTGAAAAAGGAAAATCTTTTTTTTGAATTACTGATTGTAAGATGTCGCCTGATAATTTATCTCGGTCAATGTCCCAATCTTTGGGCATAGCCACATCGCCAAAATATAAAGCTTGTTCTGTTAATACTTTCTTTTGCATACCAGCTCCTTTTATAAAGGATGATAGTATAATGTCAATATGATTTAAAAGAATTGATCTAGATCAATTATGCTTTAATATCTGTCAAGTCCCAAGATTGGCCAGCTTCATTCCAAGTGTAATACCACATATGAGTACCTGCTGTATTTTGTGATTCTTGTTCAGCTGTTAATGCTGGAGCATCACCGATTGGTGAATCCCAACTTGCAGTTGTAGTATTTTTTACCCAAGAAGCATATGGTTTTTTAGGCCAAAAGATATTATTATCTTCGTCCCACTCATAACCTATACCTGCGTAATTTCCTCTAAATGCTTTTGAGTCATCACCAGAATTATGTTTATTACCGCTTGTATTGTAAGATGTTTGAATCCACATTTGTGCAGGCCAATTATTATGTCTCTCTAAATATTGTTGTCCTACTGATTCATCTTCAACACCATCGGCGTTTAACATATCAGAATTATTCAAAGTTAATACTTGAATAACTTTTCCGTTTGCTCCTAATTTTGCAAAATGTGCCATAATGTTTCTCCTTATATCTTAAAATTAATTGTTAAACAATACATAAATATTATTGGTATTTATATCTTATTATTACTATTCCTGAACCACCGTTTCCACCATCTGCATCTAATGGAGTTGTGCCAACAATAGGTGCTTCTCCTCCACCACCTCCACCGCCGCCAGTGTTTGATGTTCCTGCTATCCCTACTTGTTTATTTGGACTTGCCGGGTGAGTTGGTGCTAAAGAACCTGGTCCACCACCACCAATTCCTCCTCTTGCATTATCTCCTGGTTTTTGAGTACACGTACCACAAACAAATGTTCCACCACCTCCGCCACCTGAAAAGTAATACACTCCACCACAAACTTGACCTGATGTTCCAAAACCTGTAATTCCTGCTCCTGCTCCACCTGATCCGCCTAATCCTGCAGAGGATCCTGGAGTAGGTCCATTAGCAGCACCAACAGCCATAGCTCCTCCACCTCCATCACCACCTAAAGGATCACTACCATCTCCTGAATCATTACCTTGTGTAGGAGTAACGGGAGGTGTATTTCCAGCTCCTGCAGTTCCTCTACCTCTTGATGGACCACCACCAGAACCACCATCTGCTGCATTATATGGACCTGAAATACTTCCAGGAGCACCATAACCTCCTCCAGCTGAAGTTACTGTAGAAAAAGTTGAATTAACTCCAATAGTTGCTGCACTACCTGGTCCAGGAGCACATCCATCTCCTCCATTACCACCTCCTCCAACAGCTATTGGATAACCTGTTGCTGTAACTGTAATTTGAGTTCCACTTGGAGTTGGTGAACCATAACCATTTCTAGGTGCACCTGGTCCTGTTTGAGGGTTTGTAGGAGTATTTGCAAAAAATCTAAAACCTCCTGCACCACCTCCGCCTCCAGACGCACATCCAGATCCTCCTCCACCACCACCAGCAACCACTACATAATCAACTATATTATTCGCTGCAGCACAAGCAACTTTACAAACTGTAAAAGTACCCGGTCCTGTAAATGTATGAATTTTGTAATCTCCTGAAGTAGTTTGTGTTCCTCCTGTAGCTACAAGATACTCATTAGCTCTAACATTAGAAGTTGAGTCTAAAACATTAACCCACCCTTGAGTTCCATCTATATAAACAAAAGTGACTGATTGTCCTTCAGTATTTAAAATTACATCTGCATTTGTTCCACCAATTTTTTCAGAACCATTAGGGGAAACCGTTACTTTATTATCATCCCAAGTTGCTGCATAATCTGCAAGAGCTACTGAACTTCCAGCAGCACCTGCTGGTAAATTAACTGTTATAGTTCCAGCTGTTGTATTACAAAAATACCCCACACCAGCTGTTGCTGTAAAAGTTCCATTTGTTTTAACTGTTGTGTCCCAGGAAGTTTCTCCTGTTGCACCGAATCCTGATGCCGTTCCAGCGTTGGTAATTGTTGCACCAGCAGGAATTGTGAATGTATCTCCACTATCCCCTAATGTAGTTGTACCACACGCTGTTCTTGGACTAATTTTATTTACTTTTATTTCACTCATAATTTACCTAATTTTGAAATTTGTACCTTATTATTACTATACCTGATCCTCCACCACCACCAGCACTTGGAGTGTTTGAACCATCAGGTGGGTAATCACCTGCTCCACCTCCACCAGTATTAACTGCTCCTGCTCCACCATTAGCATCTCCGCCACCTCCAGCTCCACCGTTACACGGAACTCCGCCTGGTCCACCGCCACCACCTGCTCTTGTTGTGGGTGTATTATTTATTGAACTTGTAACTCCAGCTCCTCCAGCTCCAGTAGGTGCTGAACTACCAGCTGCTCCGGCGCCACCTCCGCCGCCTCCAGCTCCATTGAAACCACTGCTTGCACCACCCGATTGTCCTTGAGGTGGACTAACAGGAGGAGTATTTCCAGCAGCTAAAGTACCTCTAGCTGCAGAACCTCCGCCAGAACCACCAGTTGAAGCAGCTTGATCAGGTGAAGGTGAACATTCAGATCCAAACCCACCTCCAGTTGATGTTATTGTTGAAAATATTGAATTAGATCCATTAGTTCTACCACTAAAACTTCCTGCACCACCACCACCAACATCTATTGGATAACCCTGTGCTGTAACCGGTAAAGCACTAACACAAGCACCTAAAGGACTTACAGTATAAGAACCTGAAGCTGTTCCAGAAGATTCTCTATAACCACCAGCACCGCCACCGCCAGCTCTATTATTTCCTCCAAGTTGTGTTCCGCCACCGCCACCACCGCCTGCTACTACTAAATAATCTACTGTGTTTGACCCACCTGAATTACCTACTGAACAAACTGTAAAAGTTCCAGGACCTGTAAATGTATGAATTTTGTAATCTCCAACTGTAGCTACATTTGGACTTGTTGCTACAATATATGCTGGAGGTATTGTTGAATCAAAATTATCATTAACAGGAACCCAACCTTGAGTACCATCTACATAAACTAAAGTTTTAGTTTCTCTATTTGTTGAAATTGTTCCATCAGTTGTTCCACCTTCAATGTTTGATCCACCTCTACCTATTGTAATATTATTTGATCCTGCTGTTCCTGCATAATCTGCTACTGCCACAATGTCTCCTGCACTTGGGGATGATGGAAGTGTTGCTGTAATTGCTCCACTAGTTGTATTTACAAAATAACCTTCACCACTGGCTGCTGTAAAATTTCCTGTTTTAATCGAACCTGTTTGCCAGTCTACAGTTCCTGTTCTTCCGAATCCTGATTGTGATGCGCCCGATGCCAAATTAATTGTATCTCCTGAAGCACCAATTGTAACTGCTGTTCCCGATTGAGAAATTATTACTCCACCATCAGCTGCTTTATAACTATCTGATCTTATATCATTTCCAGTTACAGTAACTGTATTACCTGATGCGCCAACATTTATAGCTGTGCCACACTTATTGATGATGTTTGAATCATCTGAAACTTTATTTATATTATCTACTTTAATTTTACTTGTCATAATTATTGAAATTTGTACCTTATCATTACTATACCAGAACCTCCAGAACCACCATTTCTTTCCGTACCATCATAGTTACCACCGCCACCACCGCCACCGGTGTTAGGTGTGCCATCAGTTCCCGTATTACCTGACCTACTATATCCACCACCACCTAGACCAGCAGTAGCAGAATTAGGAGAAGCTCCAGGAGTTCTAATTCCTCCACCTCCTGCACCTGAAAAATACCTTCCTGCAGGACCTGTTGCACCATAAGAAGGTGCAGTGGGACCTATAAAAGGAGTTCCTATAAAAGATCCTGCTCCTCCTGGAGCAGCACTACCAGCACCTGTTCCACCTACAGCACTTGCTCCACCTCCACCTCCACCAGTATTGGTATGAGTTGAAGGGCCTCCATTATTACCTTGTGGCGGACTAACTGGAGGAGTATTTCCTGCTCCAGCTGCTCTTGTTCCCGAACAACCAGCTGATCCACCACCACCTGAACCTCCAGCGTTTCCTGTACCATTATAACCATTTGAATCACCTCCACCTGCTGAGGATATAGTTGAAAAAGTTGACGTAATACCTTGAGCACTACTAGGACCTCCAGCCCCACCTCCTCCTACAGCTATAGGATAACCTTGAACTGATACTGATAATCCAGTTGGATTAGCTAATGGAGACATATTAGGTGCTGAAATGCATCCTACTGAATTGGACTGTCTAAAACCACCCGCACCACCTCCTCCACTAATTGATTGTCCTGCACCACCGCCGCCAGCTACTACAAAATAATCTACTGTATTAGAGCCACCTGGGTTTCCTGCACAAGATACACAAAATGTTCCTGGGCCTGTAAAAATATGTGTTTTAAAATTACCATTAGTTAAAACTGCATTACCGCCTGTAGCTGTAACAAAAGCTGTTCCTCTTTCATTAGAAGTTGAATCCATTGTATTTACCCAACCTTGTGTTGAATCAACAAATACAAAAGTTACTGATTGACCCTCTGTACTTAAAATTACATTTGCATTAAATCCACCAATTTTATCTGATCCATTTGGTACAACTGTTAAAGCATTATTTTGCCAAGTCCCTGCATAATCGGCAACTGATACTATCGCTCCAGCAGAACCTGCCGGTAAATTACAAGTAAAAGCACCACTTGTTGTGTTACAGAAAAATCCATCTCCAGACACAGCACTAAAAGTTGCTGTCTTTGGAGTTGTATCCCAGTCTACTGTACCTGTTCTTCCAAAACCTGATTGAGATGCACCACTTGCTAAAGTAACAGTATCACCTGAAGCACCTAAAGTAATTGTAGTGCCTGATTGACTTATTAAATTACCACCATCAGATGCTTGTAAATTATTGGAACCTGTTCTAACACTACCACCAGATTCCCCTACCGTTAAAGTAGTTCCGCATTGTGGTTCAACTGTGTTTACTTCTAATTTTGACATTATACTATTACTACCGTCCCAGTTATTGTAATTGTACCCGGTAATGTAAGAGGTCCTGCAAGAACTGCATTCTCTATTGTTTGAGTTCCATCAATTGTTGCCGCTTGATTGGGTATAAATTCG